TTAGCTGAATCTTTAAGCGTGAGTGTCTGACCAAATGTCGCACCCTGCTCTATGATAAAATGATGATAACCTGCACTCATTAAAACTTCCTATAAATTGCATGGTATCTACCATTTAGCTTCTGCTATGTTAATCATAACAAAGAATTTATGAAGATGCTTTCTTTGTCGTTTTCTTTTTAGTAGTTTTCTTTTTTGCAGTTGTTTTCTTTTTAGGTGCTTCTCCACCTTCCCATGCTTCATTAACATCAGGGGTGTTCGGATCATCACCAATAAGTTGACCTTTATCGTTTCTTGCTCTTTTTAATTCTTTTACTTCACCTTCAATATCAACAGTTTCATCAACAGAATCAACTTTAACTTCCATTGCCCAACCATTTTCAACAAATTTTTCCATGACTTCATCTTGCCATGCACCTTCTGATTCAACAATTTCATCGGCTTTGTAAAGTTTTACTTCAGTCCCATGTTCATTACATGAAGCTGGTTTTGGAACTACTATTTTATATTTTTTTGCCATTTTAAATCCTTATAAGTGTGGGGTGTTTTACCACCCCACTATTATTCATACTTACGCTAAGCTGTAAGTTGAAGCACCCCCAGCGTGTCTTGGGAATCCTTTGATACATGAAATTGACATTGGAGTACCAGTGCTGTGATTGCCTGTTCTGACAATATCAACTCTGATATATCTTTTGCCACCTACATATCCAATTCCTGACACTTGTGGTGTTTCAGCATTATCATCTAGTGTTAGCCATGTGCCATCTGTTGCGATAGCAGCATCTGTAACATCTAATTGACTACTTACTGCAGTAAGAGAACCACTTGTATCACCATGAAAAAGTTTTAACTCATACTTTAAGTTTGCTGCTAAAGTATCACCTTCAACACCTGAATTACACATTACAAATGCACCTTCAAAACCTTGTAGGTCTATCTCTGAACCAGTTGTAGTTGTAGCATTTCCAGATGCGACTACTGCTGCAGTCATGCTGACAGGTGTTAAATTATTTCCTAAATCTTTCATAATTAATCCCTGCTTACGCTGTTACTTTAAGTTTATTTATGGCTTCAGGAAGAATCACTTGCCCACCAACTCTTTTTCTTGCAATGTATCTCACATTACCAGTTGTTGCTTGGGTAAATGGGTCTCTTAAAACCGCCAATGATACTCTATCTACAATCATATATGCTTTACTGAAGTCACCAAAAGCAACTGGAAAAGCATTTTGAGCAATAGATGGCATATCAGTAGCTTCCACATAAGGCTGACCAAGAATAGTGTTAACCATGTTACCACCAAGCATCATACCTGTTTGGAATACATACTGACCTGCAGTATCTTTTAATTTTCTAATTTCAGCTAATGTGCTTCTGTTAAAAACAAAAGTACCATTTCTGCCATAATCAGACTTTATGTTGTGTACTAGAGATATTAAGCTATCACCAGTAATTGCAGTATTTGAACCTGAATCTACTGAACCAACATCACTATTAGTCATAAATCCTTCAGGCTTACCCACAGCATTACCACTTACAAATGCAGTACCTTCAGCTTTTGCAAACTGTGTCGCAAATTCTGATTGCATTTCTGCTTCAAGATCAAATACTGAATCTTCTAAGTCTTGCTCTGATATATCAACTAAAGCGTAATGCTCATGTGCTGGTAATTCTTCAAGACCTACTTGATACCCAGTAGTTTCACTTCTAGTTCCACTTTCAGCAACCCACTCAGCAGAGAAAGTTCCAGTTCTTTTTGGGATCTGAACACTTCTTTGCCCTGTGCTTCTTACTCTAGCAATACTTCTAATTGGAGAAATCTCAGTAACATCTTTAATGAGTTCTCTAATATATTCAGGTGGTGCTAAGTAACCGCCAGTTGAGTCATTGCTGACTGTTAAAGCTTTCTTTTCTACTGCATCAAGTCCTTCAAGTCCTTTTCTGCAATATTTGTCAAAAGCTTCCATGTATTCATCTACTTGCTTACTTTCAAAGCCTGAGTTCGGTCTTTTTACGACTGTTTCAAGTTTATCAAGTTGGCTTTTGATGTTTTCAGCGTTTTGTTCAGCAATTGTTAGTTTCTGATTGATGTCTTCGTAAGAATCCATCTTAGCTTCCATTTTAGCTAATTTCTCGTCCACATATGCTGTACTTTCGCCTTTTTCTATCGCTTCAAGTTTTTCGTCATTTACCTTTTTAAATTCTTCAAAGGTTTTGCCCATTTCTTGAATAGCGTTTTTTACATCTTCCGACATAATAATCTCCTATATTAAGATTTTAAGGTTAAAGTTAAGTTCTTTATGGCATCTACCAGTTCAGCATTAGAGCCAACATCTCGTTGACCGAATGCATCAGTCACAGCTTTTGCTGCGACTTTCGCTTCTGAACGAGATAATGCGAAAGCATCTCGCATTCCATTTTCCCATTCTCTAATAGTTATCTCTTCACCTTTGACCGACATTACTGTGGCTTTTGGGTTCATTGGAAAAGTTACCAACGAGACTTCCATCAAATCTACTTCTTTGATAATTCGCTTGTTTGCTCTCTTATCATACGAAACTTCTTGTGGGTTCACTCTAAATCCTATAGATAGACCATCTAAAGCACCCATTTTTAATAATTCATAAGCTTCTTTACCAGCTTGTGTTTGTAAAGCAAGTCTGCCTTTTACATACAAACCTTTTTCATCTTCTCTAATTTCATCAAACACACCAATTGGCATATCTGATTTGTGTTGATAAAGTAACTTCACTTGATATGGTTTTTTTCTTTTTAATGTTTTTGCAAATGCACCTGTTTCAATGACATCGTTTCCTAGATCTTTATTACCAAATACTGATCCATAACCCTCAAACACACCATAATCTTTATCTTCTTCATCATCATCATTTGGCATATATGCTTTAAGATCAGATTGAATTTCAAGAGTTTGTTCAAGATTGTCTAATGCATCTTTCATGTCTTTTGGTTTTTTCTTTTTGGGTTTTTTTCCGTAACCTGAAACTTCTCTGCCTACAAGTTCAGTGTATTCAGCGTGTGTTTTACATGGCATAAATACTAGATTGCCATTTTCATCGTGTGAGTGTGTTCCACTACAACCTATTTCATCGGCTCTTTCTTGTGCTTCCTCCTCAGTCGTAAAAACATCTCTTCGTATTTGTTCTTTACTATCCAAAGAATCTTCTTTGCTTGAATTATAACTACTGCTACAGACAGCTAACCTTTGATTTGAATCATATTCATCAACCATAGTGCTATCTCCCATGCATCTTTTCATAAAATCCTGCCTAGACTCATTACTGTTTGGTTTGGGTATAGGCATAATTACTTTATATAGTATCTTATTGGATAGATTAGCACAATATATAGGTGAATATAAAATAATTAAATAAATACTTGTATATGTATTCCATTTTGGACTATAATTGATTCATCATAAATAAATTGAGCCGAAAGGCAGGAGAATAAAATGATTATAAATAATGATGCTTTGATTGAACTTATTAGCATAATAGCTAAAACAAGTTGGGAAACTGATGAATTTCAGTATGATAAAAATAAAAACAAAACATCAACAATCATGAGAACATCATGTTTTGTTGTTGAGTTAGCTGATTTTTTAGAGTCACTGCCTAATTATCAAAATGAGGTAAAATTTGATAGAGAGAGTTTTATTTCAGCAACATCAAAATTAGTTAAAACAAAAACAGATTTTGACTCTTTCTAATCTAAAATTGATGTAGATAATTAATATTTTTGATTATATTTAAAGGCTCTTTGTTGAGCCTTTTTTTTATTCCATATCTCTTTCATCTGCATAAACAATTACACATCTACAGTTTATAACATTAGCTGCACCACCTCTTGAATCACCTGCAAAACCCATTGGCACACCACCAACTGTAAAATCTTCGTCCATGTCTACTATCTGACCACTAGCTGCAGCGTGAGTAGGTCTTGTTCTAGCGTCATTGGTTGCAACCCATTTTTTTAGCATCTTCATACCTAAATCTTCTTGAACTGTTTTATGGTACGAATGATTTGCAAAAGAAGCTGCACTATGTGTTTCTGTTCTTGCAATTAGTGCTGCTCTTGCTCTGCTTATAGGTAAAAACTGATCTGATACAAGTTTTGCTATTTGTGGAAGTGTAAGATTATCTGCTCTACCTTGTTTTATAATCTTTGATATTCGGTTTGACATACGAACACTTATACCAGTTAATATTAATTGTCTTGATGTAAAATATTCGTTCACAACATTCTCAAAGTCTATACTTCTACCAAATACAACTGCTTCTTGTTTGTAATTGTCTTCATACTTGTTTTCGTTAAAATCGTATATAGATTTAAATACCCTACGATAGTGTGATTGTATTAAAGGTATAAAATCTTCATTAAGTATTTGTACTGCTGTTGCTTCTTGATAAATACCAAACTCATTAAATAGATGCATTTGTACTTTAACAAACTTTCTAAATAAAGAATTTAATCTTCTAAAAAATCTTTTTTCTAAATTGTTACGAAGTATAAGTTGTTGTCTAATTTCGTTGCGTTCAGATATTCTTCTTTGTCTAAGACTTCTTATTCTTTTAAATTGGGTTGCCTGACTCACAAGAAAAATTTTACAAAACTCACAAGTCAGGTCTTAGAGGAAAGTGGGTGTCCTTTTGGAAATAAATCTTGATCATGTTTACCACCTTGAAATCTACCTGTCCTTAAAGCAAACATAAAGCTATTCGTACGAGCATATGCCCACTGGTCAGGACCACTTACATTCGGTCTAATACTTGCAGGATTATTTCGGTACGCCCCAACTCCTCTACGAAAGACTGCTTCTAACATTCTCAATGTTGCTCTTTTCTTAGGATTATCGCCATACTTTTCATTATGATCATCAACCTTTTTTTGTAATGCTTTTTTTACTTTGGCAGAAACTTGTTTTTGATCTTCAACTACAGATATATGTTTATCATCATCTTTTGGTTCAAAATCTTCTAACTCCTTTCTGCCTTCAAGCTTTTTTGTAAGTTCTAGTATTACATCTTTCATACCCTGTTCACCTAAGTTACCAATAACACCCCACTTAATTTGTGCAACCACACCTGCAACATTAGATAGATTTGGCTCTTTACTGCCACTTCTAAATGCTTGTCCATCTCTAAAATGTCTAGCTGCCCATGCTTCTCTTTCTTTTATCCACTTCAGTACAGCAGGTGATTCAGAGCCATCTCTTGCTCTACCCCATAACATATAAGCTTCATTGCCTCTAATATTGCCACCTGCTTTCCATATTTGTTTGCCCACGCCTTCGTTTTTTAAATTAGTAGCAAAGTTATAATCAAATTGTGGATATTTGCTATTTCTTAAAGAAATCTTTTTGTTATCACCTCTTTTTGGAAAGTTAGTTAAATCATTCTTTTCTTCTTCCATCATGAAGTCATCATCAAAGTCATCATCATACTCTTTCAAGTCTTCTTCATTTATTGGATCTTCAGGTTTATCTACACCTTCATCTGTTAAAGGGAATAGTGTTGCAGATATATAAAGATCATCAGCACCATCTACAGGTTGTAATCCTATAATCTCTCTAGCTTCGTTTCTTGTCATAATTCCTTCACGAACTGCTGATGTTACATTCTCATAAATCTTTTTTCTTCTTTCTGATAAAGCTGGTATTGCATCAATATCAAATTCAAGTCTAAGTCTTTCATCAAACATAGGTACAAGCCATTCGTTTAAGTCTGATGATAGTTTTCTTAGATGTGGAATAATTGTCTCTTCATACAAAGCTAATCTTGCTTCAGCTACATTTGAATATGTTTGAGCATCAGGAACACCCACTAATTGACTAGGAACACCAAAACACATTGCTATATCTGTAGCACTCATGTGTTTTAAGTTTAAGAAGTCCATATCTTTAGGACTTAGACCCATTTCACGCCAATCAAAGTCACCTTCTAACAAGAGTGGTCTTCCTGCATTAGAAGTTCCACTAAATCTATTGTTTAAGTCTGTTAATAATTGTTGTCTTTGTGATTCTGTAAGGTTAACTGGAAAACCAGCATCATCTTGTGGTTTAAATATGACAGCACCACTTGGTCTTGCACCATTATTTAAAAGATTAACATTGTGTTTACTTGCCATGTTGAATTGGTCAATTTCAACAGCAGCAGCACTCATTGGAGATAAACCATAGTAATCATCAAGTGGATTCCATAGTTTTATATGTTTAAGTTCACTAAATCCGTTTTCTTGGTCAACTTCATAAGTATGATGTACTCTACCTTGCAACACATACTCATATTTATCAGGAATTGGATTACCACTCCCTTTGATATTAATCCTATCAGGTCTTAATTGATGTAACTCACTTGGCGTTCCTTGTTCTGCACCTACTTTTAGTATGTAAGCATTACCACTTAAAAGCACATACCCAAACAAGCTATTAAAAAACTCAGAATATGACTGAAGTGGATTTGGTCTGTTAAGTAAGTCTATTAATGGGTGTTCTTCTATTATTTGATCACCAGCTTTAATGACAAAAGGTACAGCACTTGCACCTCTAGATATTTCGTTTACACAACGATAGCAGATAGCATTTTTTAAATAACCCTCTTTTGCTAAGTCTTGATACTTGTAACTTTTAATGTCATTTGATCCAACACCAAAGTATCCCATCATGTTTGATTGTTTTGTCTCTTTTGGTTGTACATTAAAGAGTCGTTGAAAAAATGTTTGTTCTGCCATCAGCTTATTCTCCAGTTTACTTGTCCTTTAGACTTGCTTAGTTCGGTCAATCCCCACACTAAAGCATCTAGTCTATCAGGTGAAGTATTATTCTCGCCAGTATAACTGCACATTTGCGACTCTAACTCTGAAAATACACCTACATGATGTACTCTTCGTTGTTCATACAAAGCTGAGATTGGTTCTGCTCTAAGTATTTTACCTCTTGTTGCTCTTACACTTCTATAAGGCACATTGAAGTCATAGTTTCTTATAAGCCTTTCAACCAAGTCTCCACCATTGTTTACTTCAGCAACAATTCTATCAGCTTCCCACTCATAAAATGTGTTAATAGCTATTCTACCCCATTTTTCAGGAGTGTGCCTACCTGATAAATCTTCTAACACATAAAAATGGTTTTTATAATCTCTGCCAACCACAACAATACCAGTTTCATCTGAATTTGCATTTGCGGTTACTGCTGGATCAATTGCCACAATGATCTGCTGCAAATCAACTTCATCATCTGTTCTACATTCATCAATAAGTTGTGGTGTCCATAATGCTCCATCAATATCATCTATAATTTCAGCATATAATTCTTGTCTGCCTAAATTAGTTCCTTCATATTTATCCTTCAACATTCTCAAGGCACTATCTGCTAAGTTAGCCTCGTTTTCAAAGGTTGAACCTGTTGTCACATAACAATCCTCTCTTTCCACTAAGTCCCTTATAAGTTTTGTTGGTTTTGGAGTTGTCGTTATTAAACATTGTGGATTATCGCCAAGCCTTAATCCAAACATCAGCTGATCAAACGCTTCAGGGTATCTCCAAGATGCTACTTCATCACACCAAGCTCTATGAAACTGTGGACCTCTTAATCTGTCAGGTTCTTGTGCTGCATATCCTGTGATTTTTGAACCATTAAATAATCTTATTTCGGACACGCTAGATGAATAACCCTTTTGATCATTTGATTTTAAATAACATTCTTTGGGAATGACATTAATAAGACCTGATGGACCACCAAAGCAAACTCTTCGCAAATCACCATGTGTTGGTGCAACCACAGCACAGTTAACATTAGGATTACGAAGTGCATACAAAGCGATGTCCTGCGAACCTGTGCGTGTTTTACCCCAACCTCTACCAGCAAGTATCAACCAAATATAATGCTCTAATTTTGGCTGTAATTGCTTATCTCTA